TCACTCATTGTACTGTGATCCTATCATCTGTTCAAATACTAAACTATCTCGGACTCCAAAGTAATTGCCTAATGGGTCTTGTAACATAGTTTCTGCATATATTTCTTTTGATTCATACCATACTGGCTGTACTTGTGTTGGCACTTGTTGGTATGTTGTAATGTCTGCTCCTAAAGCATTAACCAAAGCTAATGTTGTTAATTGTGCTACAGCATCATACTGGGACTCAAACCCTGCCATTATTTCTTTGGCTTTCTCTTGTTTAGCTTCTTGTTTTTTAGTAGGTTTATCAGCAACCTTTACCTCTTTAACTTCTTCTTTCTTAGGTTCTTCCTTTGCAACTTCCTTTGGTTCTGGTTTAGGTTCTTCTTTAACATCTTCTTTGACCTCTTCTTTTATTTCTTCTACTACCTCTTCTTTTGCTTCTGGCTCTATAGTAGGTTTATTGTCCTCAACAACAGCTACTTCTGTTTCTTGGGCTTCTAAAGGCTCTTTAACTTCCTCTACAGTAGGTTCTTCTGTAGTATTCTCTACAATTACAGTTTCTGTTTCCATTTCAGGCTCTGGTTGTGGGGTTTCTATAATTTCTACTGGCTCTTGTATATCTGGAATTGCCATGATTTCTTGAATATCTTCTACTACTGTTTCCATAGTTACAATTTCAGGCTCAAAAGAATTAGTTTCTATAATAGGAGCATATTCTACTGTTTGTTCAAAGACAACAGTTTCTGTAGGCATAATTTCTATCATTACCATTTCTGGCATACCAACATCATAGTTATCCATCTCTTCATAAGAAACTTCAGGTGTTGTATCCTCATAATCATAAGTATCAGTTGTTACTACAGTTTCATTAAGCATAACTTGTGTTTCTATATATTGTAAGTAGGTTGTAACGACTGTTGAGATAACATTGTACTGCACATCTAGCTGAACATTATCAAAGTAATAATTTTTTTTGCCACCTACAGACACAAACAACTTATCTAAGCCACCAGAATAATCATAGTTACCTGCGTAATCTGTTGTTCCAGACGCTAAGTCTGTTTTATCTGTCCATAATAACGTATTATTATTATATCCTTTAAGCTCAAAATAGATTTCTGTATTGTTTTGTGAGTGCCAAGCATCTAAACTCCAGTTCAAAGCACCACCATTTTCTATATGAAATTGTGAAATATCTATGTTTTGTTGAAAAGTAGTTAGTGTATTAGACGTTCCTTTGCCACATTTACCAGTACCACCAACTTCTGATGGACAATTTGGCATACTAGCTGAACCAATTCCACCCCAATCTTGATCCATATCTCCTTCATATTTAGTAGTTACAACACTTGTATCTTTGTGTAATAGATTACCAGTTGTTTTATTTTCAATAGTAACAGTAGTTTCTGTAACTTCTTGAACATCACCTTGTTCTTCTATTACAGTTGTAGTTGTAGTTCCTTCATCTTGCATTTGTCCCCATGAATCAAAGGAGAAGGAGCAAGAACAACAAACCACCAATACCAAGACCAGTAGCTTCTTCATCTGTTAGTATCTCCTCATTTACAACATTATCTTTTTTCCATTGTTCATAGTCAGGTCTTTTATCTGGGTTTTCAGCCCATGCTTTTGCAGCATCTATTCCTATTTTCCCCATGTATGGACAAGGTGTACCTGCCATTTCCATTGCTTGAAACACTCTTTCATCTTGGCATAACATAGCTACAGCACCAACTTTCATACCCATTCTAAACAATCTTGTTGATAATTTCATACGTTCACAGTTCAAATCTCTAATGGCTGTACCACCTGCTAAACCAAATATTTGTGTTTGAATTGCCCCAGTAGCAGCAAAACTACAGACATCTTGATTATTGATGACAACGCTAGGGGCAGACGCTGTAGACGGAGTTCTATCTACTGTAGTTGTACCACTTACTGTCGAGCTAGTGCTAGAAACAGTATTACTTTGTGCTTTTGCTATACTACACCACGTCAACATAGACAAGAAAAAAACAACAAATAATATTGCCCATAGCTTTGCTTCCATTAGTCAGTCCAGTTTCCTAGTAACATCATTTGTGATAATTTTGCACTACGTCTTTTTGTTTGCCTAGCCCAATTACTGTCTAGCATTTCTTTAGTTGCTAATTTAAAATCTTCATTAGCTATTGCATTAAAAAATTTAGGAAATTTATTAGCATTAAATCTGCTTATACCCATATTAAAAGCCATATCTATTATAACAGCAGTTCTTACTTCATTTAAATGCAATATAGGAAAGTTCTTGATTTCTTCTTTAACTCTATCTATATCATTCATAAGCATAAATTCTGCTTCCTCTTGTGATATACCTAACCCATCTTTAGCAACATTCCTGCCAATACCTATTGTAGGGTGTCCTATAAGTATGTCCCCAGCTTTTAATTCTTGTCCTGTAGCATCATCATAAACTTTAAATTTAACACCTTCATGGTCGGATATTAAATCTATTAGTTTTTGTTTATGCATAAGTATTAGCTGTTCTACCACGCATTTGCATTACATGAGCTGTAGCTTCAGGTTGCTTCATACCTCTTTCCATTAATTCTTGTATCATCATCATTTCTTCTTCTGTTGGTTGATCTTGTTGTTGACCTCTTAATGCTTGTGCTAACATTTGTTGTTGGTTAAGTTGATTAGCAGGTGTTAATCCTGGAGATTGGCTTGCTTGTTTTGGTCCGAGAGCTTGACCTTGATTTCCTGGTGATATAAATTGCATAATACTTTCCTTTTATTGTTTATCCATAATGGTCTGCTAAATGCTTTTCTAGTTTTTTTACTAATCTTTCTTTAGTGTAACGTCTATCAAGTTCTATACCAACTTCTCTTCCTCTTGCTTCTAATTGCGTCTTTGACATCTTTGTTAAATCTTCTTTTGGTTGGCTTATAAACAATCTTGTTAACCATTTTCCGAAACTTTCAGACATTGTACTCTCCTTTATACCCAGATTTCTTTAGGTCCAAAACCAAAATAACTTCTGGCATGCCCTTCTTCAACTAATTGATCGCATATATTCCTACCTTCTACAAGAGGAATACCCAGTATTCTGCCAAACTTGCCCTTATCATCTTTTTCTGTTCTTACAATAAAGGTTTTTGGCAACAACTCTTTAAGCCTAGCCTTTGCAGCCAAACCCAACTTTTTTTCTTCCAAGTTTCTTGTTCGGCTTTCAGGAGTGTTAATACCGAATAATCGCACTCGCTCTTTCTGCAAGAACACTTTAAAACCGAGATCAATGTCAACATCTATAGTATCTCCATCTATTACTCTGACTAATTTTGCTTTATACTCATACATTAATCACACAACCTTTCATATATTTCATTATGAATTAATAAATCGTCAACGAGTTCGTCAGATATAACGTCTATATCTGCATCAGTAGGATTAATAGGACTAGCAATTATGCAGTACCCTTTATTTCCGCTTCCTATACTTCCGCAACTTGCTACGCTTAGCAGAAGCAGAAATAGCATTATTTTTTTTCTTAACTTCATCAGCCACCCTAATATCGTCTAGTTGGTCTTTCATTACATCAGCTTGGACAGCTTTCCGCATTAGCATAAAGCCAAAAACTTTAGAAGCAAGTTTAGCAATAGGTCCTAAAGCAGAAAGCCAACCCATTATTTGTCGTCTTTATTTGTATTCTTACCTATATTACCAGCAACTAAGTTTAGTATGCGTAATATAAAAGAAATTGCTTTATCGTCTGTTTTCGTTGGCGTTAAGGCTGTGATTGCCGTTGCAGCAGTAACTAAAGCTGTAACAGCAGTAACCCAAGCAGGTGCGCCAGTTACTAAATTTAAAATCATATCCATATTAATCTCCTATTCTGCACTAAATGTGCCCATTTGCGACCATAAACTTCCAGGTTCATCTGTTCCATTTTGACTTCCTAATTGTGCCATTGCTTCATTCACATTAGTATATGGTCCTGACCCCCAGTTATTCTGATCCCATTCTGCATTATCCCATGCACTACCTTGTGCATTAGTATATGCCAACATCTTTTCTGAAAAAGTTCCAGTTGTAAAGCCTGAATCTGCAAAAACTTTATTCCAGTCCTCATTATAAGTTCCAGTTGTTCCTGCTTCGGCTCGGCAACTTGCTTGTCTAAGTGATTGTTGGCTCATGGTGTAAATGTCCCCATACTAGAAAAATTATAGTCTGATTGGTCTGTAGCAAAAGCTTGTATTGCTAAATTTATGTCTGTATAAGATGTTGTTAATTCGCCATTTATATATTTAAGTAATCTTTCATTAAATGTGCCAGCCGTAATAGAACGAGTATTAAACAACGCTATCCAATCTTCATTATGCAAAGCTTTTATTGAAGTTACACCTCTTATTGCTATTTGTCTGGCTTCTGAATTAGTTGGCATAATAAGCTCCCTAAATTTGCTTTATTATTATTGTAGCTAACATTACCATACTTGTGCCACTAAAGGCAATGAAGACAGCTTCTAGGCGTTTTATACGTGTAATAGTTTCTTTCCATCTTTCTGCACATACAGCTTCATGAGTATCAAGTTTGGCTTTTACTTGATTAGCAGACATCTTCACAATTATCTCCTATAAGCTTTCACATTAGCGTCAGAAGTCCAAGATTGTGTTTTAGCTATTACATCAATAGTTTCATCAGCCTTATATGTTGTTGTATGAAGAGCTATAAAAGCGTCCATGTCTGATGCTCCGTCTAAAGCTGTTGCTATGCTTGCATGGTCGGTGCGAATTGCAGCCATATATGTTATAACAGAATTTGGGATTGCGGTGCTTGCTGTAACTTTTCTTTGTATAAGCCAATCAAAGCTTTGCAAATACCCATTAGCTTGTGTAGTTGCTTGGTTTTTAGCGTTGGATTTTAAACCTAATGTAACAATTTGCACACCATTATTATCTAAAAGAGGGTCGCCATTTTCATCTACTGCATTTACATCTTCTAATGCTTTATCAGCAGCTTTAACTCCAATAGTTCCTATTACACTTGCTTTATCACTAGCTATTGCAAATGCTTCATCTACTTCTATATAATAATTAGTATCTAAATGGCTTCCAGTAGTTGTAACTGGCACTATACCAACTGCTTTCAATTCACTTGTAGTCCATTTAAATATTTGTCGAGAGTGTGTAATGTTATCAATAACCATAGGTTTAGGATTACTTATTATTTCCTCTATTGTATCTTCTGCGTCATTTAGTAAAGCCCACATTTTGTTATTCTCCTTTGTTAATTACCTTGCTGTTGCATATTTAAAAGGGTTTTCTGCAAATGCTAAGTATACATAAGTTTCAGATCCATTTACATCTGCATCACCTGTTCTTAATTTAAAACCATTGCTTAAAAAATCCCTTGATCTACTTGCTGAAGAAAATTCTGCATAACTATCGTCTGCATCTATTTGAAGTAAAGAAGGATTAAAAGTTGATCTTTTAGTATCATGTATTCCCCAATGCCTTGAACCACTTGTACTTCTAACTATAACCCATGCAGGTTTAAATCCAGTATAAACGAATGTCCCATCTGCATTTGCATTTCCCTTGTATGAACCTGATTTAATATACCCTTCTATATCTGTAAAACAATAGTAAATAAAATTATTTGTTCCAGCCCAAGTATAGTTTTCTTTACAAGTAAATATAGAAGAATTAACTGTCCCCCAACGACCAGATAATTGAGCATCAGTTGTATTTAATCGTAGACTATAACTGGTTGCTGTTAATCCTTTAGACCAGAAAGTATCCCAGTTATAAGCTGCATCTAAATTTTTAGCTAGAATACATGTTGGTGCTGCTGATAACCCATGTGAAACTGTTCTATCTCCAGAACCACTTCCTACTGCTTTAACAATAGAAAATCCACCACTTGGATCAACTTGTTGGGTTGATGTTAAATCTCCAGAACCATTAGTTGTAGTTCCTCCATTTGCTCTCCACGACCAGTTTACCTGCAAACCACCAGAGTTTGTATCATTAGTATATAAATTACTACTTGCACCTAAAGTAAATCCATCACTACCTACTGCTGATATATCTTGTCCACTTGTTTGATTTACTTCTGCTCCATTTGTATTTGAAAATAATCTTTTACCACCATTAGAAGCTATACTTCTTGTAGTATCGTATAGTCTATGAGAAAATCCACTACTTCTACTTTTAAACCATAACCAATCAGGACGAAAGCCTAATCCTGTTATTGCACGACTTGTAGCACCATTACCTGTCCATATTATAGGACTAAACAATTTCTGTGGAAAATTATCATCAGTTTTTGCAGGGTCTATTTCATCTGCTGTTGGGAGGTTGCCAGAACACATAGCAATAAAGTCTGTACTACTTGGGTCGTATTTAAATAATCCAAAACCATTTTTATCTTTTGCTGTACCTATATTACCACCAGTTAAAGCACCATTAAAGCTAGGGTTTTGACCTGCATTTAATACACCAACTCCACTTGCTACATTCTGTGTTGTCAAAGTCATAGGTTGTGTACCAGTAGAAGCCCAACTTGCTTGTGGATTAGCACCAGTTGCAGGATTTCCTGAATTTAAAAAAGCACCATTCTTTGTAATCCACAATTTATTGTTATCTAAATCTAACCAAAAACCCATAACATCACCAGAAGAAAGAGAAGTTACACCTGTCTGTGTTACAGTAATTGTTCCCATACCTTCAGGATAACCACCACCACCATAAATTTGACCAGCTTGAGTTTGCCATGTAATTATATTATATTCTCCCCCTGCTACATTAGCAGTCCCAGTTAAGCCTAATTGTCCTATTCCAAAAGTTGGACCATAAGCAGAAACTGTTTCAGCTCTTTGTTCCCAGTACCATTTACCAGTTAAAAAAGCCATAGTTCCTGATACATTACCACCAGCACTACCAGAAGTTTGTAAGTTTCCTTCACTTAAACTATTTGAAGTGCCTTTGTTTAAAGGATTATATGTAGCAAAATTACCACTATTAGAATCAGAGTCAAAAGTTGGAGTGTCGCCAGTTTGATCGTGTGTTGCTAATGATACATTAGTCCAGTCATTATTATTACCACTTACATCATTTCCGGGAGCAGACGCATTTGCAAAATCTAAATGATATCCTTGACTCCCAAATGTTAATTCTGAAACATCATCTGGAATCCACACTCCATTTTTTTCAGATGCAAATGAAGTAGGATCAAGAGCAGTTCCATCTATAAAGACTACTTCTGCCATATATCCTTTAAATCTTGAAGCAGTTTCATAACCTGCATATACACCCATAGTATGCTCTACATTATTATTTATAGCTACATTTCCTGATACTGATTCATTTGTAATTAAAACACCATTAACATATTGATAAGAAATACCTCCTGTTAATTTCCATACTATATGCATCCATGCTGAAGGATCACGATATAATCCAGGGCTAACATTATAATTAGCTTCATTTGATGAAGAACGTAATTTTTGTTCATTGAAATACATTCTAAACCTAGTGTCTTGATTACCAGATGAACCTGCATTTAATATAGCCATATCACCTTGACTATTTGTAATAGTACCTGATTGTTTCATCCAGCAACTAAAAGTCCATATCTGTCTATTACCTGCACTACCAGGAGTACGTTTTAAATATCCAGAATCCCATCTAAAACTTTTAGATATTTGATGGGAATAAAATCCACCACCACCACCTCCACCTGCTGGTTTATTCCATAATTCACTAGAAAACATATTTTCTCCTATCCAAATGCAAGTTGTGGTGCGCCAAGTAATATAGAATTATCAGCTTTTATAAAATATGGCAATATATCGTAGGCATTGTTGGCTGAACTTAATGTTACCCCTGCTGCTCCTGCTGTTTCATAATCACCATGTAAAGATAAAGTAGCAGCACTACTTGAGGAAGGTTGAATAAACACAATAACGCCACTTTGCCCTACTTGTGAAGCTTCAGTTGTTACCGCCGCAAGGGTATTTCCTCCTGATGCTAAAGTTACTATAAAATTATTAAATGTGTCGTAATCAAGAACACCTGATACACTAGCTAATGTTGCAGAAAACAAACTTCCTATTTGTGCTTTAGAAAATGTGTTTTGTACTGTTTTTTGTACTACTGTTGAATCTATAGCGACAGTTACAGTATCTGTTGATCCTACTACTGTGGCTATACCAGTTCCACCAGCTATATCCATTGTGTTAGAATCAGCTATTGTTTGATTAGAACCACTATCACCAGTTAAAGTAAAAGATGTCATTCCAGACGTACCAGTTTGTGATAACATTTGGAAGCTTGTTCCATCATACACAACTTTAACTATTGCGTCTTCTTCAATATCGCCTGATGCAATGTTTTGATCATTTTTCTTTTTAATGTTTTTAGCACCTACACCATTAACATTTAAGGTAGATGCACCTGAACTTGAGTTACCTGCTTTAAAGTTAAATTCTTGTCCTGCAACGTATGCTGTTACTACTGGTGCTAATGCTATTGCGTATGTATTAGCTGAACCTGTATCGTTAGCTTGAAATATTAACCCACCATCTTGTATCTGTCCTGCATTAATACCATCTGTATGTGCTGTACCATCTGCTAGTGCATTTATTTTTTGACTTCCTAAATTGGCAGCTCCTGTAAAAGCATTTGCACCTGTTTTATTTATACAAGTATTAATACCTGTTGCTAAATCATTATCATTAGTATCATGCCTATCAGCAACAATCTTAGTTCCAGCATCTCTATCTTGTTGCCAAACTGATGTTCCTGTATGCGTGCCATTTGTTCTTGTAAATGTATTACCTGACCAACCCATTATGCTCTCCTTTGTTTATTCTTGTTTATAATACTACTTGTAATTATATTAATTTCCACTAATTTCTACATTCCTACAAATTCTTCATCTATTACGTTAGAACCACTTGGGGCTGTTCTTGAAATAATTTTTTTCTTTAATGCGTTTGATAACAAATTTCTTCCCCAAGGAGTATTGTATGCTGTTAAGCCTAGTCCTGTTATTACTGATGTTGCTGTAGGATTTTGTAATGCCCCTGCTGCAATAGCACCAGTAGTACCTACTCCTAATGCTATGCCAGGAACTAAATTATTTAAATTTGGTCTTCCTATAACATTTACTCCTTGCTGTGCAACTGCTACATTAGGGTAAATACCTTCTGATACTTTTCTTTGTTGCCCTCTTTTTAATGCTGTAGCAACTCCTGCGTCTTGCAAACCATAAGGAGTAACTACTCCTGGAAATTCAGTTTTTTGTGATTTTACTGCTGCGTCTTTAAATGCTTTTATATTAGGGTACACACGATCTAAATTATTATATTTTTCTACTAATTTTGGAGCATTATTTGTAACTAACGCTTTGCTAAATACTTTTTCTAACTCATTACCAAAATCTATTCTTTCTTTAGGTACAGTATTAGATTTATTTCCACTAACTGCTATATTTCTAATGTCCGAATGTACAGTTTTAATGTCGTTGCCTTTTATTGCCCATACTTGAGTTATGTTTCCGTTTTTGTCAGCTACTTTAACTTGTTTAAACCTTGAAAATATTTGTTTTCTTACAATATTTTCCATAACTTTTAATTCTTCTTTATTGGCAGTTATGTAAGGAGTATTTTTTTTCACAACATTTATTATTTCTTTTAAAAAACCATCTCTATTTTTTATTATTAATGGGCTTGTTACTTTGCTGTAGGCATTACTTACAATTTTATTAAAATAACTATTTGCTCTGTTAGCATCATTTTTAGGTAAATTTTTAAGAGGTGCTTTCCATAAATTTTTTAATTTTCCTCTAAAATTTTCTAAATTTTTGTAATTAAATCCTGTTGCTTTGTTTATTTGATTAATAATATCGCTTAAAACTCCAACACTATATGATTTTTGTGAGGCTTCTATTGCTTTTGCAAATCCTGGTCCATAAATTAATGATTTTGCTGCTACTTGTTCTAATTGCTGCCCACTTTTTCCTATTGCCTGTAAAGGACTAGGGTTTATTCCTTTTTCTATTAATTTTTCTGCTGCTGGGCTTGGGGAAAGGTATTTTCCTACTGCTCCTAAAGTTCCACTTAGAATTGCTGGAATAATTGCACCGCTTGCTCTCTCTTTTATAGCTTCATTTAAAGGGATTTCTGGGTTATTTTGACCAGGTTCACCTCTGCTAAATCCATAAACTCCCCCTAAACCTGCACTTCTAAGTATAGTAGTTACAATATTTTTACCTATGCCAAGCGTTCCTGTTAACATGTTTCCTAAAATTTCATTACTAATAGCTGCTTTTGGATTTTCTGATTTAAATTTTTTTATTTGATCTCTAATACTTGTTAAAATTTCTGCTTTAGGTTTACTGCTAAAAACACTTCTAACATTTGCTTCTATTTCATCTGCTAACGCCATAGTTGTTCCTTGCATTGTACTTCTAAAATCACCTTTTGCTCTTTCTCCACTAAAATCAATATTAAAATCTTGATTTGCAAATCCTCCAAACAAATTAGGAATAGGTATATTTACTCCAATTTTTCCTTTATCCCAATCAAAATAAGGTCCTATTTTTGAACCAGTTTCTACTGCTACTGTAGCATTATTTTGTGCTTTGTTTGATAGCCACGCCATTTAATTATCCTTTTTTACCATACGCCTAATTGTTTTAATCTTTGTTCTATTGCGTTTAATTGTCTAGAGTTAAAATATCCTATAAAATCTTCTTTTTTTGCATTAACACCTATGTGATTAGCAACTCTAAAAAATTCTTTATACAAATCGTCATTTTTAGTCATTTGTTTTATTGATCCACTTGTCCAAGTTGGGTGCTGTGAAGGCTCAAAAAATGATTTGTATTCTACAAAATCCCATTTAATAGGAGAAAATACTTCGCCTCTTTTAGCACCAAATGATGTTCTTTGTTTTTCATAATGGTCTAATTCTGATCTATAAATAGCTTGTTTTTCATCCATAATTCTTTTTAAAGTTCTTTTAAATGCTTGTATACTTTGTTTAGAATCAGGATCGCCACCTAATGCTTCTTTTAATCTTAGAAAATCAAATTCTGTCATTACGCCAGGACCTAGAATATCTAGTCTACTTTGCCCTCCTATACTAGACAATAGCCCTGAAGAAACTGCTTGTGCTACATTTGGGTCATCTAAATTTAGATTAGGATAAAACACAGTTTTATACCAAGTTTCTATTTTATCTATAGTTCTTTTTATACCCACATCACTATCATCAATAGTGTTTGTGTAATTAGCTAAAGCGTTTATACTAATTCCTCGTGTTACTAATTCTTTTCTTAATTCATTTAATTTATTTGCATTTAAATAACCTCCTTTAGAAAATTCTGAAACAGACCCTGTTGTAGATTCTACTAAAGAATTATATAAAATATTCCAATTTTTATTGTCACGATTAACCATATCTCCTGCTTTAAATGAAACAATTTTTTCTGTTCCATTTTCATTAATAGGTATGTCTATATCGTTTCCTATACTAATACTTTCAGTAAAACCTCCTAGACCATCTGTAGATGACAATAACCTCCCAATAATAACTCCTGGATCACTTGCATGTATTAAAATTTTTGGAGTAAATCCTCTATCCCCTGTTAATTTTTTTTCTGTTGCATCTTGAGTTTGAGATATATCAAGCAACACTTGTGGAGTGTTACTTCCTTCTGTTCTAAATGTATCTCCTGGTGATAAATTTTTTACTACGCCATCAGTATCTGTATAAGATACTGTTTCTTTTCCATTATAAATAAAATGTCTAGGTTTATTTTCTGAATCTTGTTTTGTTGTCATTTTTATATATTGATGCCCTGGGGGTAAAGGGACATACTCATTTTTATTAGGATTGTATATTGTAGCTATTTTTTTTTTATTTCCATTTGTATCCAGTATAATTTTTTCTGATATTCTTCCTTCTATATTTAAACCTTCGTCATTAAAAATAGTTGCTGGAAAAGACGCCTCAAAAGTTTCTTTACTTTTAGTATTATTTTTTACATTTTGTTGATATATATTATATTCTAATGGGTCATATCCTGCTAATTGGGCTAATTCTGTTACGTTACTAGCTGTAACTTCTGGAATATCACCCCTTATATTTCTATCCCACCAGTCAGGGTCTTTTTTTGAACCTTTTACAGTTATTCCTTGTACTGTTTCTTGTGGGTATAATTGTTTTCTTTCTGGTTCTGCATAAGGAGTTATATTTTGCTGTGTTGCAAATTCTTCAGTTATTTCTGGTTGGCTATACGCTGCTCCTGTTGTTTCAAATTCTGATTTTGGTCCTTCTACCATAGCAACATCTACTTTTCCTGGGGGTTGAACACCTGATGCTAAAACTCCTTCTGGGTATTGCTCTTTTAACATTCTAGCGTCAAATGCTGCTTTATCTACGTCTTGTGGTATGCCTTGATACACAGGAGCTAATTCTTGTGTATAAGTTCCTTGTGCGTCTGTGAATTTTCCTGCACCTTCAAATTCTGTAGGCAATGGTTCAGAGTATTCTTGAGAATCTCTTAGTAAAGCAACTTGAGCAGCATTAGATTGTTTTATTCTATTTGCAGCCCTTCTATCAGAAGCTCCTGCTAATACACCACTTAGTATTTTAGCTGTCATAGTTCCTACTGGGAATTGTCCTCCGTTGCCCATAGCTTCTCTTGTAAAATCATTTGCTCCAATACTTCCACTCATTTG